CCCAGTTACCTGCGCCTCTTCTTGTTCTCTGTGCAATTCTGTTTGCAGCTCTGTTAACTAGAACAGCTAATGCAGCGTGTTCGTCACCAACAAATGTTGCAGTACCACTTACAGCAGCCTGATCAAATGTATCAGTTCCTGTTCCTGCTAATGTAGATAATGAACCTAGGATCTCTTGATCAATTTCAGCAGTAATTTCTTGTGCTAAAGCAGCCATAATTTCTGCTTCAACATCGATACCATGCTGTGATTGAGCGTCCTGAGCAGATTCAAAAGTCCAGCGAGCTGATAGCTTTCTGGTCTTTGCTTCTACAGTTTGCTTTAAGATTTGGATGCTTAGTCTGTTACCAGCTGCACCTTCAAGCGCCGCTGTTGAATCTGCTTTTGCAGTCGTAGCGTTACCTGAATATGCTTCAGCAATCTTAAATGGTGAAAGTGCTTCTTCACCAGCTACAGCACCGGCTGCGCCTGAGCCTGCTGTGTCTGAGTAGCGTACTCTCAATGTGTGGATTTGACCCACTGGACCTGTCATAGGCTGTACACCAACGATCTCGTTTGCGATCACTGTTGGCATTACACGTCTAATAACGGGTAGGATAACTCTGTTAAGAGTTGCAACATTACCGGCAGAAGTTGCACCAGCTGTAGCAGTCTCTGCCAAATACGATCTTGTATTTTCTAGAGTGGTTGCCATCACCTGTTTCTTTGTGCCTGAAAGGCCTTCAAGAAGTGCAGTTTTTGTATCCTGCCAGCGACTTTCTAATAGTTCTGACATTTTGGTTTCTCCTTAATTTAATCCCGCAAGTCTACGTAAATCAATTACGTTACTATCACTTGCTTTGTCACTAACGTTAGCTTCTTCTCTATTGCCTGTTACTTCTTTGCCTTCTGTCATTATTGCCTTCTTTTCTGGAGTTTTACCGTCGATTACTGCCGGTAGGTATTTGTCAAACGCCGATTGCAACTTTGGAGTTTGAACGCTTTCCAGTAAATCAATCATAATCTCTTTCTGACCTTTTGATAAAGGAGCAGTAAGTTCATTAATTGTATCTTTTCTTTTAGCCGCATCTGAAATCTTACGAATTTCTTCGTCTTTGCTTTCAGCTAGTTTTTGCTTTTCTGCAACAGCAACTTTTGCTTCCGCAAGTTGCTTATCTTTTAGCTCAACTACCTTCAGTAACTTAGAAGTTTCTGATTTTTCATTTAGATAGCTGTTGCTGTATTCTGCTGCAAATGCTTCAAACAATTTGCGACCAAAGTCATTTTTACGTGCTGCTTCAATGTCTTCTTTTAGCTGACCAATTTCTCTATTAAGAACTTTATCAGTTATAGAAGCTACTTTTTCAGCACTCTTTTCAACAAACTGTGTTTTCAACTTGTTGAAGTGTGACTTTGCTTCACGTACTAAACGTACTTTAGTTTCAGCAAGGTCTTTTTTGTCTTCGTTGAATTCTGCAATTTCTTTTGCAAGTGATTCTACAACAAAATCTTCAAGCATCTTGAACTTATTAGCCATTGATTTTTGGTCTTCATGTAACTCACCTACTTCTTTGCTTAGTTGATCTACAACAAATGTTTTTAGCAGACCTGCGTTTTCACGCATTGCTACAGCATATCTTGCTTTTGCTTCTGCTAGTTGTTTACGATCTTCTGCGAATTCTTCAATTTCTGAAGCAAGACGTTCTGAAATCATAGAGTCGATTGCCTCTACCATTGTCTGTTTATCATGTTCATACTTTTGAGCAAATTCTTCGCGAAGTTCAGCTGTTACCTGTTGACGGTTTTCTTTGACTTTTTTATTCCAAGCCTCTTCGATTTCGTGGCGCACTTCTTCGGAAACTACATCATTTTCGAATAGTGTTTTTAGTGCATCCAACATTATTTTCTCCTTTTATTGGAGTCGGTTGATGATATTCACCAACGATTCTCTTAAATATTTTTGAGCCTTAGGATCTTCTTTGGTTGCCTGTGCAAGTTCGTAAGCCTTATAGCCACCTCTGGCATTCATCAAATGCTCATAGATTGGCGTAGGATACGCCCCAGGAGCACTTGGCTGAGCAACAACGTCAACAGTTATGATTTCAAAATCACTGACTTCGCCGCTACCATCTTCTTTTACGTTACCGGAGCCTCTTGATGAGACGCCTAGTTTTACACCACTTTGTATCATAGTGCTAACTAGTTGTCCCATCGGCGTCGGTAAAATTTTCATTTTTCCATAACCATTTGGACCATCCATCCACATTTCGGTAATCATGTGACTGACCCTGTCTAGGTTAATATTAAGTCCTTCCGGATGATCTACTTCGCCGAGCACACTGTATCCTCC